GATATTTTTCGAAATCAAAACCCAGAAAAGGCTGAAATCTACACCTGGTGGAGTCATTTTGCAAAATCTCGCGAACGAAATGTTGGCTGGCGGATTGACTATTTTGTTGTTTCAAAATCATTAAATTCAGAAAAAAATAAAGCCGAAATTCATAACAAAATTATAGGGAGCGATCATTGTCCAATTTCGCTGGAGCTTAAAGATGTTTGATTTTTGGCAAGTTCAATCTTCAAAATTACTTTTTCCTGAAATTGCCTGGAATAAACCCGAGCAAAAAGCACATGCGGGTAAACTTTTGATTATCGGTGGCGGGGCAGGGGCTTTTCGCGGACTTGCAATTTCCCACCAAACTGCTTTAAAGACTGGTGTTGGGGAGGTTCGAATTTTATTACCAGATAGTTTAAAAAAAGACATTAAAATTAATTCAAGCGAGCTAATATTCACAAAAAGTAATCTTTCTGGTGGATTTTCGAATGAAGCTTGGGAGGATTTTAAAGCTGGTGAAAAGTGGGCTGATTCTATTTTATTTATTGGCGACACAAACAAAAACTCCGAAACGGCAATTCTTTTCGAAAAATTTATTCTTGAAAGTGAGAAGCCTGTTTTTATCACTCGTGATGCAGTCGATATTTTACTTGATTCTTTTAGTGAGATTTTATTAAAAGAAAATATAAGTATCTTGGCAAGCTTTGCACAACTTCAAAAGATTTTTTCAAAAGTTTTTTACCCAAAAGTTCTAACTTTCTCGATGAATCTTTCGAATATTGTTGAAGTTCTTCATAAATTTACACTTTCTTATCCTGCACAAATTTTAACTTTAAATAACGAAAATTTTATTATTTCTGAAAATGGTGAAGTTTTTTCATCTCCACTAAATTCTACTTTAAACTTAGGCAAGCTTTCACCTATCCAAATTTGGTCGGGTGAAATTCCAACAAAAATTGCAGTTTGGCAAATTTGGAATAAAAGCCAGAGGTTAAAAGCCGCAATTACAGCAATCTCATCTTGATTTTTAAAAACATAAGTATTATAATTGATTTTATAATACGAGATTTTTATGATTGAAATGAAGAAAACTCGCCAAGATAAAGCCGAGAAAAATATTGAAAGAATAAAGAAAAATACTCAAAAAGAGAAAGCTTTATTAGGGAATACTGAAAAATCACGTTTTTCACTTTCGAAATTATCAAAAAAACAAAAAATTAGTTTAATTATTAGTGTAATATTTTTAATTTTGGTTATTATTTTTAGTTTTTTGTTCTTTTTTAGAAAACCAGAAAGCGCACCCGTGAAAAATCCAGACTCAAAAAGCCAAAAAACCGAACCAAAAAAGAAAGCTAAACCAGAAAAATTTTATTCAAAATTATCTGGAGTTGAGGTTTCTGAAAAATCGCTTGAAAATGCACCAGTCTTTGGTGTTATGATTGAAAACTCAATTCCAGCAAGACCACAATCTGGACTAAGCCAAGCTGAAGTCGTTTTCGAAGCAATTGCTGAAGGTGGAATTACACGTTTTTTGGCTCTATATCAGCAAAATAAGCCTAAGCTATTAGGGCCCGTTAGGAGTGTTCGCGGTTATTATATTGATTGGGCTTCAGGATTTGATGCCTCGATTGCTCATGTTGGTGGCCCAGGAGATGCTTTGGTGAGAATGCGAGACGGCAAACATAAAGATATGGATGAATTCTTAAATGCGCAAACCTTTTGGCGTTCAAAAAATCGCTATGCACCTCATAATGTCTATACGAATTTTACAAATTTATCAGCATTAGGCTCTTCGAAGGGCTGGAATTCTTCGAATTTTGAAGGTTTTAGTCGAAAAGAAGATTCACTAGCAAAAGAGAAAAATGCAACCCAAATTCAGGTTAATATTTCAGGTTTTTCTTATAATTCAACCTATGTTTACCAAAAAAACTGTAATTGCTATTTGCGAAGTCAGGCCGGAGTCGCCCATACAGATGCGAATGGAACTCAAATCTCAACGAAAACCCTAATTGTTTTAAAAATGGAAAACAGGCTAGCTACAGACAGATATCATAATGTCTACGGGAATATTGGGAGTGGAGTAGCAATTGTATTTCAAGATGGAGTGGCTCAAGAAGTGAAATGGGTAAAATCAAGCGAAAGCTCTCCGTTGATTTTACAAAATAATGATGGTTCACATTTTAAAATAAATCGAGGTCAATCTTGGATTGTTGCGGTTGGAAATTCAACGGGCTCAATAGGTTGGCAGTAAACATATATTCTATTTTTGTTCGCTTTTTGTTTGCTATTTTGGACCAACAGTTTAAGTTTCACATAGGCTGTTAGTCCTCGTTTAGAAAGTTATCAATTTTATCTGATTGAGAAATTGATTTGATAGCATCCATAAGACCAAATTTATCTTTTTTATCAACAAAATAATCAATTTCTAAACCATTTCTAAATCGAATAGTAAGAATTGTAAAATAATTTCCAGATTTTTCAGATTTTTGAGTTCGAAGTACTACACGGGCAACTGCTGAAATGATATTGTCTTAATTTAAAATTTTTTCTTGCATAATTTATTTTTCTCCTTGAAAATTATATTTTTTTTAATTACAAAAACATAATTAGCATACTCAAAAAGGAAATACAAGAAGTGTCGCACAATATATCTTTTTTGTGCGGTTGTCAAGTTTATGTTAAAATATATACTTTTTAAAAGTGTTAGCTATAGATATTATAACATAAATTTACATAAAAAATGATGTTTATTTCACATCATTTTTTATATTTTCTAATATCATTTGCTTTAATTTTTCATTATCAATTTTGATTGAATCCACTCGCAAAAGAGGGAAGTTTGCTTTTTTAAAAATATCATTTACAATTAGATCGCGCCTAATTCTTTCTTGTTCATCGTGCGTTGAATCATCAAGTTCAATAGCCATAAGAGTTTTGAAGTTTCTAGAATCTACAAGCACAAAATCGACTGAAAGCCTATTTATGAATTTAAAAGCAGCTTTAAAATTTTGCCCTTTTACATTATGAAAAAATAAATTTGAAAGATGAATTTGCGGAAATATTAAAATATTTTCACCGCATACAAATTTTAATTTTTTATAAAATTCAACTTCTCGTTCAGTCATTATGGCATATTTTCTATTATACCTGTAGTTATATAATGTTGAAGTTCTTTGAGTTTCAGAAGCTGAAATAATAGCCTTAATTATAATCCCAAAAGATATAATTATTGAAATAAAAAATAATAGAAGATCCATATTTTTATTATACATCAAGAATAAGCTTATTTCAATGAATTGAAATAAGGAGTTATCACTTGATAAATCAAGATGATAACTGTTATATTTTTATGTGGAAGCTTTCACGTTTAAAGTGATTTTCAATTTTATTTACATATTTTGAAAAACTGAAATATGATGATTCTTTTGGAATTGTGTATATGTCGTGGTAATCGTGTTTTGCAGTTAGGAATTGTTCAGGTATTTTTTGATGTTCTGAAATAAAGTTAGGTATAATTTCAGGGGTTTTTAGGTTTCGACTTGCCCAGTAGCGTTTAGCATTTTTGTCTTGAATAAGTTCTTTTGTAATATATTTTTTGATATAACTAGACATTTTAGTTTTATCTTTAATAGGGGCGATCTCAGATCGACCAAGCTTATATCTTGTGATGAATTTACGGTTTTTATCTTTCTTTTTAGTTTTAAGTTCAGATACGGTAATATAAGGGTTTTTTCGAGTATAAAAGCCTTCTGTTTCGTTTTGGTAGCCTTCGAGCAATGCGTGGAAGTGCCAAGCGTTGTTTTTGTGGCGTTCGGGAACGATTAAATAGCGGAATTTTCGCCCGTGTCGCCTTAAATGGTTGAATTGTTCGGTTTTAAGCCAGTTTTTGAGTAGGGAAGACATCTTTTGGAAATCTTTTCGGTTTTCTTCGCCATTTACTTTAGAGTTCGAAGGGTCAAAAGTGAAGGTGGCAAAATGCGAAAAATTGTTACACAGTACGTAATCTGATATTTTAGTTTTTGTGCGGTTAATCGACTTTTGCAGATAATCATTTTCTTCTGAGTTTTCTTCGTTCATTAAGATAGCGGAAGTACTATATTCTGAAGATTCTGAAAAGTTAGGGAAGACAATAGGGCGGTGATATTTGATGATTTTGATTGAATCTGGATAGATTTTAGCGTATGAGCATATTTCTTTATATTTAGTATTTGGATTTTTTTCAAATATAGAATTTAAAACATTTGAGGTATGCGTTTTTAAAGGTGTTTTTAAAACTATTTGTTTTTTAATCGAAAATACTTGCATTATATAATCTCCTTAAATTAGTGTTTTGTGTGTTAAGTGTGGCTCTTGACAAGGGTTCCCGCAAGCGGGAACGCCCGCCACACTTAAGCAATTTGTTCACGTTCGATTTTGAAATAATGTTTAATTTCGAAATCTGGGCAATACTGATATACAGCAAGGTGAGTATCTCCACAATATGAATTTGTTTGTATTTTCATAGCTTTTTGCAGTTTATCGAGAAGATCGAAGCGTTGTTTAATGATTAAAAGGGCAGTTTTAGCATCTTTTTTAGTTCTATAATAAGCAAGTGGGGTACGGTTGTGATATAACGTGTATTGAAATTTACGTGTAATTTTTAGTTCGTATAACATAATTTCTCCTTTAAATAGTAGTTTTGAGGGGCTTTCGTGCGCGCGTCATCGACTTGCGGACGCACGAAAGCCTTTCTTTTTCTTTTGTTCTAAATTAATAACCTGAAAATCTTCAAATTCTGCTTTTCCTGATACTACTTTCTGTAAAGTATCATACATATTTCGCAATTTTTCCGAATGAAAGAAAAAGCCCATTTTAATCGCGTGTCCTATTAGCTGTCCTGAATAGTCTGTTGTAAGCTTGTGTGCATCATAAACTTTATTAACGGTGAATATATTACCGTGAGTTGAACACATAACTAAATAGTTAGCTTGTTCTCGAAAGGGTTTCGCCATACGTAAGAACAATTGAGAAGTACCAATAATAGCTTTACGTTGCTTGCGTTGTTGTGAAATTTCGGTAAAAATATACGGTGGTATATCTTTACTTTCAAGCGCATTAAAATATGTATGAATTTCATCTATTAAGTAGATAACACCATATTTATTATTATTTACTTCAACTAATAAACGGTGCAGATCATCGTGATTTTTAAAAGTTATGATTTTGTTCGGTAAATCACTGTTAAACTCTAAATTAGTCACTAAAATTGATTTAGGGTAGCGCAACATAAGATTATAAACGTGCTTTACCGCTGATAGAGTTTTTCCTGAACCTTGCCAGCCACAATATACAGTTAAACCTGAAGCTCTAAATAATTCTTTATCTTTTGAATCTATATAATTTTGTTTAATAGAATCAAAGTGAATTTTCGCCTCTTTTTTGATAAATGAGAGATATGACATTGTAAATCCTTATCTGTTTTTTAAATCTAATATCGGAACTTTATATAATACCCACCAAGCTAGTGAAATAGCAAACTCAAAAGGTATTAAAGTTATCGTAAGACCAAGTAGAAAATTAAATAAAACATCGTTATCAAGTAAGAAAGAAAACACACTTAAAGCAGGCTTTATAATATCAGCAATCCAACCTAAACTAAAACCAAATTGAAAAGCGGGTTTTATTAATTGAACAAAAAGATTGATAGGTGTAATTATAATTAATTTTAAAATACCAAATACTAAAGATAATAATAAACTAACTAACATTATTTATCACCTCCTGACTTCTCCCAAACATATCTAGAACCAAATACAATTTCAACAGTAGATTTTAGGCGAGAGAATACAATAAACATAATAGAAAAATATAAAAGATTTCTAGCAAGAAAAATTAAAGGTGCAGGAACTTTACAAATATTAATCTTAACAATATCAGGAAAACCATTCATACCTGAAAATCTACCACCTCCATTACCAGTTAATCCAGATGGAACATCACTACATCTTTGAACAGATGTAGCATTTTTTAAAGGGTTAAAACCTACTATATCTTTTATAGGTTGAATTGAACTATCTAAATATGAAATAGATGAATCAATTTCAGATTTTAAAACATCATTTTCAGGTATAAAAATCCATTTAACAAATTTTCCCAGCTCTTCGAAAAATTTATTAGTAAATCCTACAAGAAAATCCCAAATATTTTTAACAGAATCTATCAAACCGCTAAATAAATTTTTAATACCACCTAAAATATCAAAACCACCACCATTATTATTCTGACTATTATTGTTTTGATTTTGATTATTTTCGCCAGTTGGACCAACTAAAAATCCACCTTCATTTCTATTCCAGTTATTAACTTTTAAAGTTGAACCACCGAGTAAAGTTAAACCTTTTTCGAAATCTGAATCAGTAAAACTTGCAATATCTTTAGTTGAGTTTTCATAACTATAAATACTTTCAACTTGAACATAAGCTTCACTAACTTTTTGAGTTCTTCGACTATAACTTAAAAGTTTATAAGCAGAAGCTTTAAGTTTAATTTTAAATTTTCCAGCTTCTTGAACCATTGACAAACCACAATCAGATATAGTTTTCACATCTTCTGCAAAATAATCTGGCTTATATTCACAAACATAAGCTATAACATTAATATCTTCATTATAATTATTTGTAGCATAAAAATAATAATGCATATCAATATTTTTACTATCTGAAATGTTTAAACTAGAATAAAAATCACGTTTTAAAGTTCTATCTTGTTCTGGTGATATCTTATAGCTTTCAACTGCGAGGGCGTTTTTGCTTAGAATCCCAAATAAACCAAAACATAATGCAAAGCCAAATAATAAAAAATAAATTTTCCATTTGTTCATACTCTACCTTTTAGGGCGTACTTTCATATTTTTAATAATGTATAATGCTAAAACAGTTAGCATTATGATAACGAGCCAAGTTATATCATCAAATTTCACAAATTTATTGTGAAGTGGTGTGTAATAATAAACATCTTGCATAAAAAACCTCTAATTTAACACGACAAAAACACTAATTTATAATCTATCTCTAAAGAGAACATTCATTATCATTGAATAGAGTAAATGAATACCAGTTAATACTCCAACAATTGGCAACAAAAACATAAAACCTTTAGAAAATAGATCGAGAATGATATTTATTACTTCAGTTGATGATATATTTTGAACCATTATTTTACCTTATAATTAAATTAATCTTGAATTTTAGCCTAAAAGCGGTTTTGAAAAGGCTTAAAATATGTTTGATATAGATTTAGGTTTTAACCGTAAACAAAAAATAAAAAACAAACAGACAAAATAAAGAACTAACCGCTTTTATTTGATGCAATTTTTAAAGTTTTACAATCTAAATTATTTTCAAGCTAATTTAAGTTTTAAAATTACTTTATTATTATATTTGAGCAGTTTTAAATCTTGCTCAGGATTTAAAGAAAGCAGGGGACTAAACCCGACCATTCTTTCCGCGGTTAATAACCTTTCGTACAATGGTAATACCTACCATACCTACAAGAATAGGTGCTACGAAAGTTAGACCGTTTGAAAATGCTGCTTCAATTCCGTTGATAATTTGAGTGTTCAAATTCTCAGGAAAGCTGATTGCGCCAAATGTTTCAAACATTTTTTAAGCTCCTTTTTTAAATTTAATATTATTTTATTTTTGTTCGCTTTTTGTTTTGCGAGCTTGGGCTAACAGTTTAAGTTTCACATAGGCTGTTAGTCCTCATTTAGAAAGTTATCAATTTTATCTGATTGCGAAATTCGAGAAATAGCATCTTTAAGACCAAATTTATCTTTAGGATCTACGAAATAACGGATTTCAAGACCGTTTTTGAAATGCAAAGTCAAAGTAGTATAAATATTGCCAGTTTTTGGTGATTCTTGAGTTTTAAGAGCTACGCGGGCAACTGCTGAAATAATGTTATCTTCATTTAATTGATTATTTTTCATAAAATTTTTTTTCCTTATATTTTATTAAAATTATTTTATATTTACAAGGACATTGTATCAAAAAGAGAATTTATGTCAAGGGTCGCACAATATATCTTTTACGACATTATATGTAAAAATAACTCTTAAATATAAACTTAAATATTACTATTTGTATTTATACTGCGTAGGGCTTATTTTATTATATTCCACAAAAAGAATTTATATAAAATAAATCCATATAGATTATAATCAAGTAAATTATTAACAAGGAAAGAGCGGGAATTACAAAAAATATTTTCCTTATATAATTTAAAAATTCTTTGAGCTTAATTTCTCAAATATTCATCTTTTCTGACAGATAAAAAATAATTTTCCACACCCCTACCTTATTTATTTTTTTGACAATTTGACTTTTTTATTTTTTAATATTATAATATGTTTTTTATATTTTTCCCTGCTCTTCTTATTCTTAATTATAGCATAGAACAAAAAGCGAACAAACCTCTTCTCTTTTTTGTTATTATTTATAATAACCTTTTCCTTCAATCCTTAGATCTATGTAATTTGGTGAAATTTTATGAGTTCCAAAATATTCAATAGCCTTTTTAAAGTTAATAATTTGCCCTTCTGTAGAATCGGCTGTCGACATCCTCGCAAAGTAACTTACACCTTTTACAGAAACTTCAACCTGTCGTAAACTAAGGGGCGGAATACGAATTTTCGAAATCTCTAGCCCCTGTTTGTTTGCAGCAGAAACTAGTTTTCCAATAAAGCTAAAAAAGCTACTGCTTGCAACATTTTTACCGTTAGAAACTATAGCACCGCTATCATCAATTATATTTAGTGACGGTTTTTCAAAATTATTAATATTAAAAGATACACCTTCAGAATCAACGAAAAATTCTTTACCATCAACCAACCAAGAAGCAACAGGTTTTCGAAAATCAAGATAAATTTTATATGAGGTTAGACCATTAAATTTAATATCCGAAATAGATAATACCTCTGGATAATCTTTTTGAAGGCTTTCAAGTAAAGCGTTTTTATTTAAATTTGATAAAATTCGTTCACTCGGATTTATATTTAAATATTCTTCAACTGATTTTTCATATTTACTTAAATTTTGGCTTTTTGATTCATTTGAAACTACTGAAACCTTAGAAATAAACTGAAATAAAAATATAGAAATTAAACTTATAAAAATAGCTAAAACCACGAAAAAAGCACCTAGCTTTCTTCGGCGAATAACTAATTTTTGATTTTCTGAACGCTCAGAATGCTCTTTTTGATGTCGTGAAATTGTTTTTCCACGCCGAAAATCGCCCTTCTCTCTTGAGCGTTCTTCTAGAATCTTTTCGCGCATTTCGCGTCGAGTTAAGTTTTTTTCTTCTTTCATCTAACTATAATTATACCATAAGCTCAATGTTTTTTATAGCTTTGCAGCTTCAAAAATCATTTCTGCAACATCTTTGGCGGCATTCGGCTTAGCAAATTTACTAAATTCTTTACCAAGCTTAAGCATTTCTTCTGGATTTTTTAGAGTTCTCAAAATTTCATCTGAAAGAATTTCTGGATTTTTTTCAATTTCATCGTCAGAAACAATCTTAACAGCATTAGATTTTTGATAAACCTGCGCATTTTTTAATTGATGCCCACCCGTTAATCTTGCATTTGGAACAAGGATTGTTGGCTTGTGAAGCGCGGCAAGTTCAAGGTTGGAAGTTGCACCAGCCCGAGCAACAACCAAATCTGCAGCAGCTAAAAACTTCCACATATCTTTTGATACAAAACTTAACAAGTAAAAATCCTTCGAAAATCCCTCAGTTTTTCTCTTAAGTTCATCAAATTGAGATACGCCAGAGATTAGGACAATTTGAGCAGATTTTGAGAGTTCCTCACCCTTCGAAACTACCGCATTATTAAGCCGAGCTGCACCGAGACCGCCACCAGTGACTAAAACAAGAGGCTTATCTTTCGAAAGCCCGAGCTCAGCCTTAAAATTATCTTGTTCTTTTTTACTATATTTTTTAAAATTTTCAAGTACTGGAATTCCAACGTATTTTGAAATTTCTTTTGAATAATTATAAAATTCGAGTGGTGCGCCTGTTGCAATCCTTTTAGCAAATTTTGAAATAATACGATTAGCTAAACCTGGGTGAGCATCAGAATCATGTATCACAATTGGAATTCTCAAGACCCAAGCGCTTATTCCAACAGGAACACAAACAAACCCACCTTTACAGAAAATAACATCTGGTCGCCAAAAAATTAGTTTGAAAAAAGACTGAAAAATACCAGCAATATTTCGAAAAATATC